GAATTGCCCCCATTGTGGTGGCATTTCGGACATGAATGAAGACTTCATGATGAAGTTACAGCAACTAAGGGATGCATGTGGTTTTGCCCTACCAGTGAATTCGGGGTATCGTTGTTTTCAAAAGAATATCGATTGTGGAGGTCATGCTAATTCTGGTCATCTCACTGGGGAGGCAGCAGATTTAAGGGCAGAACGAAATCAGGCCAGGGTAGTTATCCAGAAGGCAATTGAAATGGGATTTTCTGTTGGGATTCAGCAGAAGGGAAATTCCCGATTTGTTCATGTTGACACGAAACCCCGGAAGTCTGGTAATGCGAATCTATGGAGTTATGCTTAAATGCAAATTGAACTGGAACTGGAGTCTGGTCTTATTGTTGACATCAACACTTATGAGTGGGTGCAGCAAAACTATTCAGACTTCTCCAGGCTATCTTGGAACTTACAAGACCAGTCAGATCAGGGAACTTTGGATGGGTTGCTCAAACGCCATTTATCAGGCAAACCCCTTTTCCCAAGATCGTATTCAATTTTGCGATTGCAGTACTGATGCAGTTAGAGAGAATTATGAACCAGAGTGGATGTTGGACATGAATGAAAAAAAGGTAAAGGAACTACAGACTGTAGTCACATTAAAGTGTAACAAGTGGAGAATGCGTGGGTAAGTTAATACCATTTCAACCACCTCCTGGAGTCTTCAAAAACGGTACTCCATACCAGGCAAAAGGCCGGTGGTCTGACTGTAACCTAGTGAGATGGAAAGACGGATTGTTGCAACCGTTGGGGGGATGGGAGGAAGTAATCCAATCCACAATCACTGGTATAGGACGAGCCATGATAACCTGGAGAGATTTTACAGGTGCCAGGTGGTTAGCAATTGGTACCAATGAAAAGTTATATATATTCACTTCACTTTCAGGGACTGCATCTGATATTACACCTGATGTTACTCCTGTTTTTGTGGTTGGTAATACAGATGGAGAAATTGGACTGGGATTTGGGACAGGTGATTTTGGGGGTACTGTACCCAGAGCATCTGTAATTTCAAATTCTACAAATTCATCATCCGGTTCTGCAGGACAAATTAGTATTGATAGAGAGACAGATAAAATCTTAACGACTGCTGCAACATCTGCAAAAATATTTACGGACACTGCTCAATCTCCACCCATTGGGCCTTTACCATTTGGTGTTGGGGATGAGATTGAATTGATAGGTTTTTCAGGAACAAATAATGCCAAAACATATGGAAGTACAGGATCACATAGAATTGTATCCCTTACTGCATCAGAAATGGTTCTTGGTCCTACAAATGGTTCGGCAGCATATGGTGGTTCAACTCTAACAGATGAAACTCCAGGTGGACAGGTAACAATAAGAAGAACCAGAAGATTCGGTAATGAAAATGTTGCATCATCATCCCTGGTCTTGGAAGCATCTTCCTGGGTATTTGATCTCTGGGGTGAGAATCTGATTGGTATGTCAACAGCAGATGGTAGAGTTTATGAATGGGACCCAACTGATACAAATGCAACATCTACAAAAGCATCTCTTCTTACACATGCACCCATAAATAATAAAGCAATTCTGGTATCAAAACAGAGACACTTATTTGTTTTTGGTGCAGGAGGTAATAATAGAAAAATACAGTGGAGTGATATTGAGGCTATTGATACAGCAGCATCATGGGCAGCATCTGCAACTAACCAGGCAGGTTCATTTGAGATAGATACAGCAGGTGAGATACTGGCAGGAAAGACTGTAGGTGACCGGATTCTAGTGTGGACAACCCAAGATTTGCATGCAGTGGATTGGACCGGAATGCCCTATGTGTACGGACGGAAGAAGATCGGTGACGGTTGTGGTGCCATCAGTAACAGGTCAATGATTTCAGTAGGTGATAAAGCATTCTGGATGAGTCAGGGTGGATTCTTCACATATCAGGGTAGTGTACAACCGTTAAAATGCGATGTACAGGACCATATATTTAAGGATATCAATCGGGTCCAGGACAGTAAAATATATGCATCTACTAACCCTGAGTTTTTTGAGGTCACCTGGTGGTATGCATCTTCTACCTCAGATGAGATTCTAAAGTATGTAACTTTCAATTATGCAGAAGGATGGTGGAGTGTAGGAGAACTATGCAGAACTGCATTTGCAACTGGTTCACCAGGTGTATTCCCTAATCCAATTGGAATTGCTGATGACGGTTCAATTTACGAACATGAGATAGATGTTTCATCAGATAAACGAACCACAAGTCAGGTTGCATTAACCAATGCTGATATTTCAGATTATGACAGGAAACTGGTTACAGGTACAGATGCAACAGATGATGTAGGACTCTGTTTTGCTGAAGCAATAATGGAAGTTGACAATGGGGAGAATGTTACAAACATAACACAACTGGTGACCGATACTGCAGGAGTTGGAGACAATGGGTTAAGGTTCAAATTCAAAACCTCATACACACCAAATGGGACAGAATCGATTTCTCAGAATTACAACCTGGCAGCAGATGGATACGTTGATGTCCGGGAACAGGGCAGACAGTTTACCTACCGGGTGGAAAGTGGTTTTGACCAATACTGGGAGATAGGTTCAATCCGGGCACAAATGAGTTCAGGAGGTAAGAGATGATATTACCCCCAGTTACCCCGGAATATGATACTGGTTCCCAGGCAACAATGCATGAAGAATTAACAAAAGCAGATGCTCAAAATTTTAAACTAGATCAGGATAATTTCTTAACCACCGGATCTATTTGTCTACAGAATGGAGATGGTGACTGGTTTAAATTGGGGATAGGGTTAGGTGCTGTAGGAACAGTTGGAACCATTGTTGATGGTTCCGATACCGGACCAGGGGTTTATACTAATGTTTCCTTAACTGGTGGTTCTGGATCAGGTGCAAAAGCTACTGTAACTACTGTTACTGACGATGTGCAAACAGTTACAATAACTACAGGAGGTTACGATTATACTATATCAGATGTTTTATCAGTTCCTGCTTCCATAATTGGAGGATCTGGAGCCACTTGTGTGGTTGCTACATTGGCCCCTATTTTAACAATAACTAAATTAACAGGAACACAAATTGATGCGGATGGAAGGCCAGCAATCGCATCAACAAACCCATACTCATAAGAGGAAACATGGCAACAAGAACTAGAAATACTGAGATCACCCCAGGATCAGGAACAGAGTATACCGAATGGGGTTTAGATCAGATGCAGGATGTAATTAACCAGGGTTACAACCCATATGAAGGTCCGAATCCATATGATGGGGGATTGAACTTTCTCCAGCAATCCCAGGTTGATAATATGAATGAACTGGAAGATCTATATGGTGGCCCAGATGGATATTGGGAACAGAGTCAGGATATTTATGGAGAAGTCGGTGCAATGTCTCCAGAGGAAATTATTGCAACCAGTAGAAGTGGTGGTCCTGCAGATGGTTATTTTGATCCTTTCCGTAGCAAAATGAAAGAGTACATGCGAGATGATTATACAGATGCACTAGCAGATATGGAGAATGAGGTTGGTGCAGGTGCTGCAGGGAAAAATGCATTTGGTGGTTCAAGACATGGAGTTGCATCTGGAGTTGGTGGAGCAAAAGCAATGGATAATTACTTGAGATCAGCAACTGCAATGGATTCCCAGGCATATGAAAATGCAATGCAATGGCAACTTGAGGATACAGTAGAAAACAGGAACAGGGTGACTGCCAACAATGATGCTAATTTAGGTTTTGGTGATATGAGAACAAGAGCAGCAACCAGTATGCGTGATATCAGTCAACCGTTGAGTTTAATACAGGAACAGACTGCTGCAGGTGATAAGCTAAGAGGGTATGATGCAGCAGCAGGTATGTGGGACCAGGAACTACATGATAAAGAACAGTCATGGAGAACAAATAGATTAAATGAGTATATGCAGGGTGTCTCTAGTGGTGCATGGCCTCAGAATACATCACAAAGTCAAACTGGTGGTCAAACTCAGGGAGAGAAAAATATGGGATATGCTGCAATATTTTTTGCAAAAGTAATGTCAAAATGTATCCCTGAAGGTACCATGATCGATACTCCAGATGGTCCTGTTGCAATTGAAGATATTAAAGCAAGTACAAAAGTTAAAGGATATTATAAGGCAGAGACTGAGGTACTTCAGGTACATCAGTATAAAGAAGATCCTTCATCACATAGGTTCTACCGTATTAAATTTGATAATGGTAAGGCGGTAGACTGTTGTGATATGCATAAAATTTATAATAAGAGAGCACAAGATTATAAGGTGGGAGATAGAGTGCAAAACACTAAGGTTACAAGTATCACCAGGTACAATGGAGTTGTGAGATCTTATGATCTCCTGACAGCAGATGAGGGTTATTTAATTGGTGGTATACCGGTTAATTCAATGATTGAAGAATTAGCTGAATTATCAATGGGTCTTAAATTAGCAGCATAGGATAAATTATGGAATACAATTATTTCGCATCCCACCGGGGTTCTCCCAGGGCAAGAGCATTCCAAAAAAAATATGGGGAATCACCACCTGGTGAAGTTTTTTGGTTTGAGAACCAACCATATGCTGGTAGACCAATACCTGCATCAAATATTCCAAATCCTCCAATGGCTCCCGGTTACGGTGTTCAAGATTTTCATTCACAACCAGGTTCCCCACCACGTTTCCCTGCAGGAAATATAGGACCAACTCCAGCCGGTTATAATTATGGAATGCAGAGACCTGGTGCAGATGTAACAGGAAGATATGGAAAATCTGGAGGAGAAGGATTGTTATCTAACCAGTCTTCACCAAAAGGTTCTCTGCTATATGATGTTGATACAAGTGATAAATCTGGTTGGGAGAAAAGCGAGAGGTATAATGAAGCTATGGCAGAAATGCTGTTGCAGTGGGGATTAGATCAATCAAAAGGAGAACAATGGGACGATTGGGGGTAAAATGGCACTACTAGAACAGTACCCGGAATATGCAATGGAGACCAAACGTGGTAAAAGGAGAACTAAACCCTGGGTCTCAGGTGGGATGTCTCCAATTGCCAGAGGACTTATGGCAACTGGCCTGGGGATATTAGGTCAACCCCAGTTTGATCCAGGTGGATGGAATAAACCTAGTGGAGGTTCAGACTATTCTGGAATTGCAAGAGCAGGACTGTTAGGTCTCCAGGAATTTCAAAAGGGTCATCAGGATTTACAGAACCAGAGAAATGATTACCACACCCACATGCTTGCAATGGAAGATCAGGCAATCCAGAACCAGGCAGCAAAAAGACAACAGGAAGAATATCTCAGGATGCAGAAGAGAAGAGAGAACAGGGATAAGTCATTCCCGGAACTTCTGCAGATGTTGAATAATTCAGATAGACCGGAAGTCAGGAAGACCGTTCCAATGCTGAAAACATTGTATGATACTTCCCCAGAAAAAGCAGTTGCTGCTTCAATGAATATTGTATCTCAGTTAAAAACTCCACCTGGTGCAGTAGAGGTAAAACCAATTATTGATACTGAAGGTAACCCCACTGGTCATTCTTACATTATGCAAAATGGAGAATATAAGACTACAGTAAAAACTGGGGCCGATAGTATTGGTGATCTCAAACTTGATACAAAAACATTGAATGGAATTTTGTTTAAGGGATCACAGGAGGGTAGTAAAATGTCTCCAAGTAACTACCGGAAATATTACAAGATGCTACAGCAGAGTGAACTTGTTAAGGGAGTTGTAAAGGATGGGGAAAAGCAGAAGATGGGGATGTTTGCTGGACCATTGGAATCATTCCAGACCCCCTGGGAATTTGGTAAATCAAGAGGGTTAAGTGAATCAGCAATGACCAAAATGGGATGGAAGAAAGATCCATCTATCGAACAGTGGATGCAAGAAGGGAAAGGATTACCTGGAAGTGAACAGCAGAAATCTGGATTTAAGTTTGGTCAGATTGCTCAGTCGGAAGAGGATATAGCAAAATTAGCTAAAAAGCACCCGGATTTTGACCATACAAAAACTGAAAAACCATCTGCAGAGGCATGGATGCAATATGCAATGAAAGGATCAGCATTCAATCCATTTACTGGTCCAGCTAGATCTGCAGAGAGTATCTATATGGGTGGTGCCCAGGGTTTTGCATATCTCTTTTCAGGTGCAACAGTTAGGGCAGAAGAACTACACCAGTTCAGGATGATTATGTATCCTGTTCCTGGAGATAGTCAGTTTGATGTCCAGAGAAAAGCAGCAAGAAGGAAAAGGATAATGGACCTGTATAATTCAATGTCACCTGACAGTATGAAACAGGCTTATAATTTAGCGGACCAGGCATCTATTGAAGAAGGTGAAGGGGAACTAAAATTAAAATTGGAGAGGAAGGAAAAAGTTACTGGTAAGAATAAAAAAGAAGTAGTGGAAACCCTAACATGGGATTAACGAATGAAGAATAGCACCATACTAAGAAACTATAATATCTTAAAGGATGCAGGTCAGCATACTGAAGAGGAAATCTTAGAGATATTTAATGAGAAAGGTGTGGATCTCCAGGGAATGAGAGAAGGAGGCACCCTGGTTCCCCCTGAAGAAATGAAAGAGTTTTTCCCTACAGTGGATATCCCATTTGTAGGAGAAATAAGTCAGGGAGAATATGACAACAAACGAAAACAGTTAGATCAGTTTGGTGAGTTCCTGGCAGGAATGTCCAGAAGTTTTGGTCAGGGTTTGACATTTGGTGGTGCAGATGAGTTGGAAGCATATCTGAGATCAAAAGTTAATGACACTA